ATGATTGGATAGTTGTATGGCGTAATAGAAATAGAACTACACAAAAATATAATATATATAAAGTTTCATTTAAAGGTAAGCAATTAATAAAACGTATATATAGAATAATGCTAGGTCAAGAAGATATAAATGTTGCTAGTAGAAATAAAATAATAACTGGCACATCATACATGGATAAAGTAATGACTAAAGCAATTTATAACTTAAACAAAGATAAAAAAAGATGAGTAAAAGTCCAATAAACTTCGGAGCTATAGGTGCTATAGGAAATATGTTTGGTACGTTAGGAAATAATCAAATGATTAATTCGTTAACAAACGCAAACACTATGGCTGCTCAACAAGCAGCTGCTCAACAAGTAAACGCAGGAGCGCAAGTAGGAGCTCAACCAACTGGTAGCGGAATGATAATGGATCCTAGTCTTTCTACTTTTAATCCCGCTGTTCAAAATATAGGTATGGGTATTTTTGGTACAAAAGAAGCTAGAAATAGATCTTTATTTCCAACCCCAGTGATGAAGCATGCAGATGAAAAGGTGTCAAAAATTAAAAATAGAATAGAAGAAATAAGAGCAGATTATGAAGAAGAAAGAAAAGAAGGAGATTTTTATGAAGATGCTGAGTATGGTAAACTTATGGAGCAACTTAAAAGTATAGAAAAAGAACACGAAAAACAATAATTATGTCACAACACAAAAGTATAATACACGATCCACATGCTGAGCGCATGGGTAAAGGTAAAGTTGGTATAGTAGGTGAGTCTCACATATGGGACGGACCTTTAAGCCAAAAAGGTAGACTACACGGAGTAGGTTCTAGCTCAGGTATTACTGGTATGCATTTAAAAACTGATGGTGTTCCTTATGGAGGACCAGAACCAGTTACTAAAAGATGCTGCTCACATAAAAATTAAAAACTATGTATACACAATATTCAAGTCCATTTTTTAAAGCTGGAAAAGGCTGTGCTAAATCTGAAGGTGGTTCAGGTTGTATAGTTAAAAAAGGTAGTAAATGGGCAATTTTAAATAATAAAAAAGGTGGGATATGGAGAGATGGTTTCAACTCTGAATCTGAAGCTGAAAAAGCATTAGCTGCATATCACGCAAATAGTTAATCATGATTTCACCATTTTCAAAAGTATTTAATGGTCAAAATCCTCTTAAACCAGGGAGCATTCCAAAAAAAATTACAGGTGCTAGATCAGCTGGAGCTACAAAGCCTATGTCTGAGTCAGAAAAAAAGCGTATGAAAGCTACACAGTCTGTAACTGATAAAACTATTAAAGAACAAGATTATGATGGTCAACACGGAGTTATTATAGGTAAAGGCGCTCCTGAAATGTCACCACTTAAACAAGGTGGTTACGAAGGCGCTGCTGATATAATGGGTGCGGCTACTTATATTCCAACAGCTAGTATGTATGCAGATATGTTTAGTAAAATTGGACAAGCCGTTCTTGATATAGACCAAAGAAATAAAGATAAAGATAAAAAAGATAAACAAAAAAAGGACGCGGCGAGAATTGGAGTAGGTGGATATACTCAAGCAATGTATGATGCAGAGTATGGAACAGAACCGCAAAAATATAAAGAAAATAAAGACGGAACATTTTCACTAATTGAAACATAAACCATGGGACACAAAGGACACTGGGGCGAATATACTGGTAACGCTAAATGGTCAAGAGACCACGCCCACACAAGAGTTACAAGTAAAAACTATGATGATGCGGTTAAAGATGACGCTGCTCATATAGATTATTTAAAAAGAGATATTGATTATGATGCTAAGCATGGTCACAGTGATGAAAAAATGACTGCTGATGAAAAACATATTTCAAAACTAGCGGGTGATATGAAGTATGATAAAGAACATCATGGTTCAGCTGCTAAACATATTAATAAATTTATGGATGAAAATCATCAACACAATAAAAATCATGATGAAAGACCTATGCACTCTCATAAAAACTATGAACCTAAGAAAAAAGATAGTGCATTTAAAAATAAAGTAGAAGGTATGACTCATGAAGAACTTGCTAAATTTTCTGAAAACCGTCCTGTTCCAGCAGGTGGAAAAACAGGTTATGAAAGACACATGGAGATGCATAATTCAGCTGTAAAACAAATTGACCCAAGAGAAGATAAAGAAAGTTACGAATACGACTATGATTTTGCAGAAGATAGAAAAGCTAGTAAAAGAAAAGCTGCTACACAAATGCACTGCATGGGTAAAAGAAAAAAATAACTAATAAAAACTAATATTATGCCTTACGGAACACCAGCGGAAATGGAATCTGCTAAACAAGAAAGAAAAGATTTACTACGAGATAACCCAGTTGCAAGAGATGCGAGTGGAGGAAGACCATGGATTTCAAAACACTTTAAATCAACTATGTCTCCATTAAGAGATGGTCATAGTGCTATGGAAATGGGACATGAAGGTTCACCAGCTGAAAAAGAATTAATTGGTGACCAAAAAAATTTAAATCCAGGTTTAAGAGCTGCAATTGAAGCTGTACCTGAAATGAAAGAAGGAATGCACATGAATTATGATGGTGTATCTAAAAAATACGGAGCACCTACTCACCAAAATGATGAAGAAATGGAAAAAGCTTTTAAAAAAGCTGGTGAGGCTGCTGGAAAAGCTGGCGCTGAAATGATTAAAAAGAAAAAAACCAAATAAAACAATAACAATTAAAAACAAAAAAAAATGAATCAATTTATAAAATTTGATCCAGCTGGAGCTGGAACAAGATCTTATGGTGGTGTAATTTTAAACGTCGATATGATAGCTGGACCAGTAATACAGGATTTTCCTGCTGGAAATGGTGATGAATATCTTGGTGTACCACTAAAATCAGGTAAGAATGCTTACATGCTTCTGGAATATGTAGACGCTGCTACTGCTACAAGCGCTAAAACAGCTTTAGATTCAGCTCTATATAATTCAATTCCAGGTGTAGGAACTTATGAAATTGTAGGTCAACTTAGTTCGATTGAATACTCAAGTTAATTAATAATAATAAATAATAAATAATAAATAATGAAAGCATCAATAAAAATAACAAGTGTTGGAGGTGGTACTATTGGAGCTGGTAACATCGGAGATGTAACAGCTGGTGATTTTAATTTTCCTATAGAAAACCTTGGAGCAACAGACGCTACTTTTGACGGTAACAACGCTATGTTCATATTACTTAATTCATCAAGTGGTCCTGGAGATACACCCGGGTTAACTTCATATGCTACGTATAAATTTCACGTAAGCGGTAGTACAGACAAAGCTTTATTAGGTAAATCATTTGTAGACGCTATATTGTCTAATAATGGTTCTGGAGAATCAAAAGTTAAATTACCAGCAGGAGTAACTATTACAGCTTGGGAAATAACTGACCTATTATATTAATGAAGTCTAAGGGTTTAGGCGATACAATTGAAAAATTTACTAAAGCCACTGGGATTAAAAAATTAGCTGACGCTATACCTGGTGGTTGTGGATGTGGTAAACGTAGAGATGCGTTGAATAAAATGTTACCTTATAAACAATAGTTATGGCTTTTAAATTAACAAATCCTCCATACAAAATTGATAACACACCAGTGTATCATGTTGATATGGAAGAAGGTGTAATGGGTAAAGCCAACAATAATTTAACAATTATAATTAATAAAAACGTTGACCCATCTAGAACTCAAGACGTAATAGATCACGAAATGGTTCATATCGATCAAATGAAAAGAGGAGACTTAGATTATGATAATGAAAATGTTTATTGGAAAGGAAAAGTTTACCCAAGATCTAAAATGAATGAAGGCGCTAAAAATCTTCCATGGGAAGCAGAAGCATATAAAAAATCATGAGTAAAAAGAAATTCAAAGATACAACTGTTGGACAATTGTTATTTGGAGCAGCATCTGTAATTAATCCTACATTAGGAAATGTATTACAAGGTGTTACTTCTCCAAAAGAAGCTATTGAAGCTATAACTAAATCTGACGCACCAGCTGAAGATAAAGTTAAACTACAACAATTAATATACGATCAACAAACTAAAGAAATAGAAGCAATAACTTCACGATGGCAAGCTGATTCTATGTCAGATTCGTGGCTTAGTAAAAATGTACGTCCATTAGTGTTAGTTTGGTGTATAGTTATATTTTCAATGGCTGGAATTTTAGACAGTATAGAAACACTACCGTTTCATATAAATGAATTATGGAACGATACTTTCGAGAAAATAATGATGTCCGTTGTTTTAGCCTATTTTGGTGGACGAACGACAGAAAAAGCAAGTAATATATTTAAACAAAAATAAAATGGCAGAAACATATTCAAAAGCAATTAAATGGAAAGGAAATGATGATATTAATATTCCTCAATTTCCACACTACATGTCTGGTGTAAACGGTGGTGCTGGTGGTACAACTTTAATAGATCTTACCGCTAATTTTTTAGGAGAAGGCGGAGTTACTATTGGAGATGTTGTTATACCTATTAGACAAAGCGCTACTTATCCAAAAGGAAATCAAGATGAAGACGCAGTTCAAGTTGCTGAAGTAGTATCAAATACAGAGTTATTATTAACAGATGTTGTAGCAGCAGGTAGAATATACCATATTCATAGATCTAATGGTGGTATAAATAATAATCTTCTAGGTAATGAAGGTTATGTATTTAATGTTAATAGATTTAGCGATTGCGCTTATATTCCAGCGTCAGTTGCAGAAAATACTGAAGATGGAAGTGTTGTTTACCTTGCAAATAATCTCACAAACTCTTTTGATACTCCTGTAAAAGTACAACGACTATTAGATTATCCTGCAGGATCATTTATTGAATACGTTGTATTTGATAATTAAAAAACAAAAAAAAAGTGTAACTATATAATTAGTTACTAATTAAATTAAATAAAATGGAAATTAAAAAAATAAAAGATGATCAACTTGAGAAAGTAGTTGATCAACAAAATAGACTAAATCAACTATTAAATAATATAGGTGTTTTAGAAGTACAAAAAAATAATCTCACTAGTGACGTTAAACGTTTAGCTGAAGAAATAGAAAATACCAAAAAAGAATTAGAAGAAGAGTATGGAACTGTTAATATTAATTTAAAAGACGGAACTATTACACCTATTGAATCTAAAAATGAATAATATTAGAAAAATAAGTATTGGATCAGATTATAAAAACGATGCAATGCACTATTCTATAGGTCAACAAGTATATGGCGGTCACGAAATATCGCATATTTTATTTGACACTTCAGATAATTCTTATAATATTTATATAAAGAAAAACAATGAGGTATTACCATGGAAAAAATTTAATTCTAACATGGCTATATCTATTGAATACGATTTAGAATATTAATGAAAAGCTTATATGATTTTATTGTAGAACCTTTAGGTGATAAATACAATAATGAAATACAAGTAGGTGATAAAAAACTAGTTGTTAATACTAAAATTGAATCATGGACTTTTATAAATAGAATGGCTAAAGTAATTGAAACACCAATTGCTTTTAAAACAAAAATTAAAAAAGGTGATACTATTGTAATACATCAAAATGTATTTAGAACTTTTTATGACATGCGTGGTAATAAAAAAGTTAGTAGATCATGGTTTAAAGATAATCTTTATTTTGTTAGTTTAGATCAAATATATTTATATAAAAACTCTAAAGGTTGGAATTCATTTGCAGATAGATGTTTTGTGCACCCAATAAAAAACAATAGTGATTTTGCAACAAATAAAGAACAAAAATTAAAAGGTATATTAAAATATGGTAATGCTAATTTAAAAAACCTTAATATAAACGAAGGAGATTTAGTAGGTTTTAAACCTAAAAGAGAGTGGCAGTTTTTAGTAGATGGTAAACGTTTATATTGTATGGAATCTAATGATATTGTAATTAAATATGAGTACGAAGGAAACGAAGAAGAATATAATCCAAGCTGGGCAAGTAGCAGTTAAAGAATTAATAAAAGTTGCTAAAGAACCAATTATAGATTATGGTCCTGATATTTCCGCAGATAGACTTAAAAATGCTGCAGCTACAAAAAAGTTAGCTATATTTGATGCTTTTGAAATACTTAATCGTATTGAAGAAGAAAAAAATATGTTAGAAGATAAACCTAAAGTTGAAGAAAAAAAGAAAACAAGTTTTAAAGGTTTTGCAGAAGGGAGGTCTAAATAATGTACAAACAAGAATTATACAAAATATTAGAAGATTATATAACACCTAGTACTCTAAATAAATACAATAAAAATAAAAAATGGGAGTACGGTTATAATGAACAACATGATATGGTTGTTATTAGTAAAGATGGTACTATAGGTGATGTGTATGAAATACAAAATCTTAAAATAGCTTTACCTAAAGCAAAAAATATACACAAGTTTAAAAATAAAAAATGGAGTAGATTTGAATATCCTAAAGTTTTAAGTAAGATAAAAACAGTATTTGATTTTAAACAATATCCTGAGGATTTTAAAGAAAGATGGTATGATTACATTGATAACGAGTTTACCCGTAGGGAGGAAGGTTTTTGGTTTTATAACAAAGATGTTCCTACTTACATTAGTGGTACTCATTACATGTACTTGCAGTGGTCTAAGATTGACGTCGGGGCACCAGACTTTCGGGAGTCAAATAGATTATTCTTCATTTTCTGGGAAGCTTGCAAAGCAGATATACGATCCTATGGAATGTGTTACCTTAAGAACAGGCGTTCTGGGTTTTCATTCATGGCATCGGGAGAGGTGGTTAACCTGGCAACTATATCCAGCGACTCACGATATGGTATTTTATCAAAGTCTGGGCCTGATGCCAAGAAGATGTTTACCGATAAGGTGGTACCCATATCAGTTAACTATCCCTTCTTTTTCAAACCGACCCAGGAC